CTATTGTGGCATTGACCCTGCTAGTAGTCTTGCCGCTAGGAGCGATTTCTTTGTTATTGCTACTCTTGGCATTGACAGTGATGGTAATAAGTATATTATTGATATTCTCAGGGATAAACTCGACCCTGCAATACAGCCTGAAACCATTATTAAAGTTTATAAAAAATTTAGACCCAAGAGAATGAAGATTGAGACCGTGGGCTACCAAGAGGCACTGAGGAGTAACGTAAGAAAGATGATGCTAGAACAGTCCCTGTATATACCGGGGTTGGAAAAAGGCATAAAACCAAGACAAAAGAAATCCGAACGATTGTTGTCCTTGGTTGCCCCACTCGCTAGGGGGGAATTTTTCTTCAGGTCTAATGATATACACGCACAACAGGAGTTTTTATCGTATCCCAGAGGGAAACACGATGATATACTCGATGCTATCTATTATGCACTAGATGGTGCTAAACCATCCAGAAAAACCGAGTACGACCCGGAATACAAGAACAAACCTAGAAAAGTACTTGACTGGTTAACGATGTAGTTCTTAATTTCGCCCCAATGGCGTACGAAGAACGGGAAGACTCTATCCCAGAGGATATTGTCGATGTTACACACAATCTCTGGAAAGGATACTCTAATAAAAGAGAGATTTGGGCACAACAAGCTCAAGAAGATGCAGAATTTCGTCTAGGGAGACAGTGGACAGCAGAACAACAAAGAATTTTACTTGAGAGGGGACAAGCACCCCTCGTAGTTAACCGTATCCACCCAGCAGTTGAAGCCGCCAAGGCTTTACTTACTTCAGGCAAACCACAATTCAGAGTTTCACCTCGAGAAGATAGTGATAACAAAGTAGCTCAGGTTTTTAATGGACTACTTGAATATATGTGGTATATATCGGACGGAACTCAGGCACTCCGTAATGCGATTGACGACTATTATACAATGGGACTCGGAGCTATGATGGTATATATTGACCCTCTCAAGGATTTTGGACGTGGTGAAGTATGTTTTCACGATGTAGACCCATTAGATGTCTATGTTGACCCTAATTGTCGAGATAGACTGGGTGATGATGCTGAAAATATTATAGTAAGTAGATTGTTCACTAAAGAACAGGCTATGAAGATGTATCCTCAATATGAGACTGCAATTAAAAATGCTCAGTCAGATATGATGACGGATAGACCAACTACTGAAAGAATTGATGATAAGGGGATTGTATTCCCCGAAGATACTGCTACAAAGACGGATAGCAATTTTAGTGAGAACTCCGAATATATAAGGGGTTACGAGCGTTACTACAAGGTTTGGGTTAAGAGATTCCACGTAAAGAACAATATAGATAGAGTTGAAGAAGTATTTGCAGAAGAAGAAATAGAGGAATATCTATCCCGACCAGCAGTTAAGATAAATGGAATGCCATTAACTGATGCTAAAAAAGCAGAAGGTATTATTGCCCAGTTGATGCAACAATTTGATATGGCTGTAAAGAAAGCAGAGATGGAAGACGCTCCAGAACCACAGATGCCAAAGATTGAACAGCTAACATATGCAGATTTAGTTAATGAAGGTCTGATAGAGACCGTGTCGGTTCCAATACAAAGGGTTAAGATGTGCGTCATAATGGGAGACAAATACCTATACTCCCGTATCTTACCCACGGAACATTACCCTATCGTATTGTTTATGAATATTCATACAAGAACACCCTACCCGGTTTCTGATGTTAGAATGGTAAAGGATATGCAAGAGTATATAAATAAGACACGGTCTCTCATCATCGCACACGCAACAACAAGTACGAATACAAAGATTTTAATACCAAGTGGCTCAGTAGATATGCAAGATTTTGAACAGCGTTGGGCTCAGCCGGGAGTGGCTATTGAAGTTGATATGGACTCTGGTGCCCCACAACCGGTACAGCCCACACCTCTTCCTAACACTTTATATCAAAATGAGCAAGTAGCTAAGACAGACATTGACCACGCATTAGGTTTATATGAGTTAATGCAGGGTAATGCTGAAGCCGCACCTCATACATACAAGGCTACAGTATCACTTGATGAATTTGGACAGAGAAAAATTAAATCAAAGCTTCAAGATATTGAATCTGGATTAGTAAGGATGGCAAAGGTTGCTATTCCCTTAATGCAGGAGTTATATCAAGCTGAAAAGATTGTAAGAATAGTAAACCCTAATAACAGTATGTCAGAGATTGCTATAAATAAAAAGCTTTATGACGACAAAACTAATGAAATAACTATAATGAATGACATTTCAAGGGGTAATTTTGATGTTGTAGTCGTTACAGGGTCTACTCTACCAACAAATAGGTATGCACAACTTGAATTATATATGGATGCTTATAAAAATGGAATCATTGATAAGACTGAAGTCTTAAAGAAGACAGAAATCTTTGATAAGGAGGGTGTATTGGAAAGAACAGACCAAGTTGGACAGCTACAATCACAGGTTCAGCAACAAGAAGAGCAGATTAAAAAATTAAAAGGTGATATGCAAACTCGTGAAAGAGAAGTATACCACGCTAAGCAAAGAGCTGAAATAGAAAAATTTAAGGCAGACCTCGATAAAACTTCATCTCAGAATAAAATGAGTACGAAGTTATTTGAGAAACGTCTTGATGACGCTTTAGGACAAGCAAAAAGCGAAACTCGTAGAGCTATCGCTGAAAATAAAAAAAGTAATACCTCCAAGTCCTAATGGAGCTTACACAATCAAGAAAAGGAGACGACTGTGACTGAAGAAGTAATGGCACCGGAACAACCGGTTACCCCAGAAACAACAGCACCTGTTGCTCAAGATGTACCAATGACACCTGATACTGCGTTTGACCAGACTCAGGAGAAAAGTACATTGATAGATGATTTCTTTCGTGCAAATGAGATGGAAACATCAGAAGTCCAAGACGAAAACTCCCCAGTGGAGTTACCTCGTGAGACTGCGAAAGAAGAATCACCCGTTGATAACGATGTCAAGCGTTACCAATACTGGCAAAGTGAGGCTGACAAAGCTCGTAATGAGAAACAGGAGTTAGAAGCTAGACTTTTAGCTGTTGAAAATCAACAAGCAATGCAACCTCAGCCAAAACAGGAATCTGTAAAAGAGGAGTTATCTTTCCCTGACCCACCCGGCAAACCCGGTAAGCCAAGGAGATATAGCAGAAGTGACGCTTTGGATGACCCAGAGTCTGAAAGTGCTCGTTATCTCGATGAAGTTGATAAATGGCGTGACGATATGGATGAATATAATCGTCTTCATCAACAATACACTCAAGCAGTAATGGTTGAGGAGAGAGAACGGATACAGAAAGAACAACAGGACATTCAACGTGCTCAACAGCAAAAAGAAGAATACAATAATAGAATGGCGAATATGTCACAACACCTACGAACTAATTATCAAGCTTCTGACGAAGAAATAGGACAGTTTGTACAAGTGATGGATGACCCTAAGAATATAACTGTAGACAACTTATTCCAATTATACAGGATGCAAAATGGTGGGCAAGTTCCGACTGGTCAACCATTGACACAGACTGTTAAGAGTGAAAGCTTTGAGCAACGGAAAAGAGCTCAATCGGTACCAAGCCCTATGGGTGTGGTCCCCGGTCAAGGCTCTAGTCAACCTGCCTCCAATGATACTATTATGGATTCAATGATAAATGACTATAAAAACAAAAACCCATTCGGTTAAATAGTTTAATCGGTGGGGATTTAAGGAGATAAATACAGCTTATGGCAAACGTATTTAGTAACAAGACTGGTGTTGAGCCTCAAGGCGTAAGCATCAATGACTCCCGCCGGATTTTTAATTTCGGAGAGAGAGTTGCAGAGTTAGCTCCACAGCAATCACCGTTTTTTGTCTATCTTTCAAAAGTTGCGAAGGAGTCTACAGACGACCCCGTTTTCAAATTTCTTGAACAGCGTCATCAGTGGCAACGCCGTAACTTTATTACTAAGAACTGGGATACTAAGGTATCTGGTTCTGGTACTGACAAAGATGGAACAATGTCTGGAGTACATTTAACTTGTGATTATGATAAATTTGGAAATGCAGTAGCATCTGCGGCTCCTCTTTACATACTTGTAGGTCAAGTACTTCGCATTGGCGGTAAAGCTGTCAGAGTAACTGCTGTAACAGCAGGAAATGGCGTAGCAAAGACATACGATGCTAATGACGCCGACACTTTTACTTCAGTTGATTTAACTGCGTTGGAGGATATTGCCGACCAACCAGTTGAGGCACAGGAGTCAAAAGGTCAAGTAATCGGTAGTGCGTGGGCTGAAGGTTCAGCAGACCCAGAGGGTTGGAAAGATGAAATGTACTCTAGAGAAGGATACTGTCAGATTTTTAAGACAGCTATTCAGCTCTTTAGTGGTACTTCATTAGCCACACGCTACAGAGGTAGACCAGATGAATACCGCAGGGTATGGTCAGATAAGTTAATGGAGCACAAAATGGACATCGAACACGCTATGTTGTACGGTGTTGGTGCGGCTAACGAATCTGCGACTGGTGGTCCAGTGAGATATTCTCACGGGATAGTACCTTACACTGAAGCAAATGGAAAAGTCTATAATATGGACTATTCTTCCTCAACATATGATACCTTCTTGGACCATATGGAGGATTTCTTCGCTCCTGAAACAGGAAATAGTGGCGACAAACTCGTACTTGCTTCACGCAAAGTACTTGCTTGGTTGCAG